GTAACCTCTTGTCGGAATTCTTGCATTCCGTTCTCTTCTATTACCTTGTAAATCATTCGCCAGGAAGTCTTGGCTTGTATTCTAATATCTTCTAGTCTCTCCCCTTGTAGTAATAGTCTTTTAATTAATTCTAGTTTTTCGGTCATGGTTTTAGTTTCTTTTATCGGTCATATTATTTTTTTTAAGTTTTAATTAAACCTCTTGGTCATTGTGGCTTTTTTGTTGGTTCACAAATGATAATCTTCTATCTTTCATTATTTCTTTAGCTTCTTGTTTTGTTATTAATCTCCATCCGTTAGCAAAACTCAAAGACGTACAGCTTCGTATTCCATGTGGGTTATTCTCTTCTATTTTTGAATCATTAATTAAATAATTACCTTTTTTTGTTATTCTAATTTCTAAAGTTAAAGCCCAACTAAGATAATTCTCTCCTGCAAGTTTTTTATCTTCTTCTATTTTATCTAGTTCAGGTTGATTGGAATAAATGATTTTACTGTCATTAATTTCAAACCAGTTTTTTGAAAATTCTATTTTAGTTTCCATAGTTATAATTTTATTTTTTAGTTATAGGCAAATATACAACCAACAAACGGATAAACAAACAACTTAAATGTTAAACTTTGTAAATTCTTTTTCATACAATCCGATAAACTCGTTGGCTTGGTTGCGTAACTCTATTCTGTGCTCTGCATTATAGACTAAATCTTTCTTCTTAAGTATTAGTCTAAACTCTTTAGCCTTGGCAAAGGCTTCTATGTAGTCAATCTTTGCGTGTCGTTGTTTGCTTTGTCGTAAGGTCTCGCAGAAATCAGCGTATTGTTGTCCGTACTTTCTTATTAGTCCTTTATAATACTTTAGGTCTTCGCCTCCTTTAAAGCTGTTAGAGTTGCGAGATTGTAAATGTATATTATGAAGATTCAACGATGTTTGTCTGTTTGATCCTGAGCTTATAAAATGTCCTGCATCAGTTGCAAAAGCATCTACATTAGCAATACAGTCTTGCTCTTTGTCTATTATTCTTACTATCTCGTTTATCGCTGGTTGAAGGTATTGTTTTCGGTAAGCGTCTTTTGATAGCAAGTCAATCTTCTTTTCCTGAGTCTGCTTTTGTTCTTTTATTCTTACGTCTTTTTTGGCTTGTGGTATTGTAACCTTCTTAATATACTCGCCACCTGCTTCTGTGCTATGCGCCCACTGAGAAAAACATTTCTGGCATAAACCATACCTAAAAATATGCTTAGGCTCTCCGCATCCTTCATAATGTTCTACTCTGTAGTTACCTTTGCATATCTTTTCTTTCATGGTTTTAGTTTTAATTGTTTTTTGCAACATATAGCGCATTGACCAGTCCATTTAGAACCTTTTTCATGTGTAAATGTTTTCATAAAAAACTTTAAATTAACTTTTTTGCAAAGAGAAACGCCATTAATATAATAATGCTCTCTACCCCTTGTACTTATGTCTATTGACCATCCGTAATTCATAATAAAAAATTAAGTCTCTGTGCAGATTCCTTACACATATCTATATTTATTTCACTTCCTAAATATTTTCTGTTATAAATTTTAGCTACCTTTGCAGTAGTTCCACTGCCTATAAACGGATCATAAACAATATCATTTTCTTTTGAAAAGTTAGTTATTATTTTCTGTATAAGTTCTTCTGGGAAAGTTGCACCATTATTTAAAGAAACTTTTTTACCTTTTTTAATTTTCCAAACGTTACTCATTTCACCTCTTAAGAAATTAGAATTTGTAAACTTTCTAGATATAGGATTATCTCCTAGTATTAATATTATTTCATTTTGTGAGTTCATTACATCGCTTTGCATTGCTGGTTGTGCGTTTACCTTATCCCAAATAATAATATCTTTTATTTGTTCATTAAATTCGCCTATAATTTTAAAAAAAGCTCTTTTACTTCCTGTTACAACTTGAAAATTATAAAAGACTATTTTACTAACTCTAAGCAATTCTCTTAATATTTTACAATGTTTTTTATAAAATAAATCTATAGGTAAATTGTCGCTAAAGCCTTGGTATTTTGTGCTAAATTCTTTAACGATTTGTCTACTTATATACTTTCCATTGCTAATTCTTAGATTCATATTATAAGGTGGAGAGGTAACAGTTAAATCAATAAAGTTATCTTTAATTCTTGACATTGTATCTAAACAGTCTTCGTTGTATATTTTGTTTACTTCCATAGTTATTTTCTAAGTGATGTTCCTTTAAGTTCAATTATATTAAACATTTGGAACAGTCTATCATGCACCCTAAAGCCGTACTTCTGCCCTAGGTAGTCTAGCGTCTGTTCTAAGCTTCCGCTTTGATCGTTATAGTTCATAGTAGCAATAGTCTTAGGTAAATCTATTGAACGCTTCTCAAACATTTCTTGAAAGAGATTTACTTTTCCGTAATTGCTTGCTTCTCTCTCGGTTGTTAGATCATCAAAGTATCGTGTTGCCTTTGTATATTTATTCCAGAAGTTCTTTTTTTCTTCTGCAGTATTTAATCCTTCGTACTCACTAACTACATCATTACATGTAGAAAAGCCAAATAAAGGCTTGTAACGGGTTATTGGTTGCAAGTTACCCTTTATGTCCAGTATAGATTTAACGGGCGTTGTACAGCCTGTAAATAGCATATTATGTACTGCCTTAAATGTAGAAGTCTTACCGCATCCTGTGCCACCTACAACTAGCAAGCCTTTGTTTAGGTCTGGGTTTGATATTGTTTTGTTTAGTATTGGCGAATCAAAAAACATTTCATCTTTAAAAAAGTATGCCAATAAAGTGTAAATTAATATTTTAGCCTCTCCATTGTTTGCTTTTGGATAAAATTCTTTTTTATTTTCTATAATGTAAAAATCTAAAAACATCTTATACAAATGCGATAAGTTTGCATCTGCATACTCTGGCAATTCAACCTTCTTATCTTGTATGCTCTCAAAGTACTCTGCAACCTTCGCCTTTTGTTCTGGGCTTAATCCTCTGTCTGTTTCATACTTTTTGACTTGTCGCTTCTCAACGTCTGTTAACTCTGATTTGTTAATGATTGAGTTGTACTTGTGCTTTCCTATTTCTTTGTCGTTCATGGTTTTAAATATAAAGTTCTTGGTTAGTAATTAAAAAATAAAGATTCTGTAATTGATGAACAAAAAGTAAATTATCACCAATTCTTACTTGATCAATATCTTTGTGTGTTTCACAATAAACATAAATATCTGAATAATGATTTTCATTATTAGAATAAAAACCAATAGAACCATCTCCGATAAAAAGGTCTAAACTTCTTATTTCTGATTTATCTATTATGTTTTTAAATCCAAAATTAATCAACCACTTTTTGCTAATTGGTACTCCTTTAGTGTTTTTTTTAATACAGTTTTCTGGTAATGGTAATTCAATTACCTCTTGCACTTTTCCATTTACTAGGATAAGATTACCTAGTCTAAGTTCTTTTTGTTCCATAGTGTTTAGTTTTAAGTTGGTCTGTTAGTTTTAAGTTTAAACGCTGGCTTATCTTTACCAAAGTTAGTCTTTTCGTTCTCGTAGTTTCCCTCAAGGATTTTTAGGAAATTAGTTTTATTAAATATCCAGTCAAAATTAGCCTTAAAGCTTGTTTCCTTTCCGCTTAGAAAATTATTGTCTCTAGCTTTTAAGATTACCTTTTTTATCGTGTCTTGATTATACTCTTCCAATCTGCATTTTATTAACTTTTTTCTTGAGTCATTTAATATAGTTGCTCTTGGTAAATCTTTACCTTCAAGATTAAAAAACTCGTAAATGCCTTTTATTGTTTCTTTACTATCTTTAACTGTATCTTTAACTGTAACACTAACTGTATCTGTAACAGCGATGTTTGCGATAGGTGGCGATAGCGAATCATCGGGTGGCGATAACTTGCGACCTTCTGCGATACTTTCAGCACCTTTTAAGGTATAGATTTCTTTTTTATAATCTTGATATAAATCTAAATTCCATCGTTTTAAATTGCCTATCCTTCCAGAAAGAGACAGGCTTTCTTTTTTGTCTTTGTACTTAATTAAATCTCTCTTTAGTTGCTGTTTAATAGGCTCAAAAGTAAGTTGTATAATTAAGTCGTCTGTCTCTGGATTCTCATCGTTAACGTAGGAAAGAATGTGCTTTAGTAGTTCGCCTGCTTTATCATCTGGCATCTTAGAAACCGTATGAATAAGATCAGCATAAAGAACAAAACCTTTTTTGTCTGTAGCCATTACGATTGAATTTTATTAATCTCAGTTCGTAAGGTCTTAGCAAATTTAATCGCAGTTGACTTGTCTAAATAAATTGTTTCAAACCCGTCTTGATAATCTATTTCAATTCTTATTTCTAAATCTTTATAAGTATCTACTTGTAAAGTCCTATAACTATCTTCTGTGTCTAAAAATTTTAAATCTATTTTTGCCATAATAATAAAGGTTTTAAGATACCTGTAAACTATTAAATTAAAAAACCTCCTTAAATTCATCGCTAATGTGGAGTTTGCGAATCCTTTAAGAAGGCTGATTGATTTTTTTAAGTTGTAAACTCCACTAAACAACTGAACTGCTAATATACTACTTTTAAATGGTTAACATGTAATTATTAACCAAATATATCATCATCATCTATATCAAAATCAGATACTTCTGCTTTTGCAATACCTTCTATCTTCCAACCTTGTAAGCTGTTGAAATACTTTGTCTCGCCTTTAGGGCTTACCCATTCTCTACCTTGTATATTAATAGATACTTCTAGCTCATCTCCTATATTGTAGCCATCTATAAGCGAGCACTTATCTTTTATGAACTCGATTAAGATTGACTGCGGATAAGTTTCAACGGTTTCAATTACAATCTCACGCTTTGTAAATCCGTTGTTGCCAAACTCTTTTGTCTCGCCTTTGATCTTTAATTTTCCTTTAATTGTTGCCATAATGTTTAATTGTTTTCTATTAATTTATTTAGTTCTTCTTTTAGTTCTTCGTGCCTTTTTTGGTAATGTTTCTTATTGCCATAATAAAACCCCTCTGTTTCATTATCATTAATTAATCCTAGTAAATGATTTACTTTTGCTTTATTTAGTTTTATTACCATAATATTTAATTTATGCTCCCTAGTTTTAGAAGCGAATAGTTAATTTTCCAATCTTTTTTTTGATTAAGTTCTATGTACTTTCTGGCGACTGTAAACCAATAGCAAGAACTTTCTTTTAGTATCTTCTCAGACTTTACTTTTCCCCACTTGTGCAAGCCTTTTATATTATCTGCTGTGTCTCCAATTATCATTTGTTGCCAAAATAAAAAACTAGCATCGTCATCTGTAAGATAGATAGGTTCTCTTTGCTTGAAGGTTTTTACTAAATTACCTTCTTCATCAATTATAAAATCACCAAAACAATCTTTTTCGGGTATTCTATAATAAGACCAGTACAAGCCTCCTATCGTCTTTAAATCTTTGTCGGGGCTTACTATTATACAATTTAACTTTCCAAGCTCCTTTGCTCTTATGGCGATCAAATCATCAGCTTCTAGTGTATCGGAGAACTTAGCATCATTTATAATAAAGTGATTTCTTAACAACCAAACATAATTATTTGGTTTTCTATTTGCTTTATAACTCGGTGCTAATTTCTTTCTAAAAGATTTTGTACAGGTAGTAATAAATAATTCAAAAGATATATTATCAAAAAAGGTATTTTCTTCTAGATGTAGTTTTATTTCTCCTATTCTATCCTCCACTCTTTTAAGTCCTAAGTTGTAAACTTGTTCTAATAGCCATTGTCTAGCCACTTCTTTTCCATGCGATATAATTGCATCTCTTATGTGCTTTCTTGAAACTACCTTATACACGCTTGTATATAAGATAGAATCTAAGTCAATTAAGGCTATCATGATACAAATTCTAAACCTCTAAGAGTAAATAATTTACCAGCATCTTTTGAAAGTTTATATTTAGAATTGCTTTTATACAACGCTGTTAAATCTTCTTTGTTAAAAACAGTTATAAGTTTTGCTTTCAGGACTTTCATGTCTTGATCGGTAAATGCTTTCGCTACTGGCTTACTTTGCTC